GGAATCAAAAACAATCCTGTGGGCCTCACAGCGAGTTACCAAACCTTTGGCAACATTTACCCACTAACAGCTACTAAACGCTTCACTAAGCCACTTCTGTTCAAGCTGTTCATAACACGGGACAAATTCTTTATAATTATCATCATTCGTTTCCATCCATTTCTTTCTAAACACCTCATTCACTTTACTAAGCATAATGTTATATCTTTGCTTCCCGAACATAAAATACTCTCGCAGTGCAGTTTCACAATTTTCTCGTGCACCTGCGGAGTGTTCGCTGTACGGTCTCTTCTTCATCCAATTAAAAGTCCCACCTATTGATCGCTCCTCTAAAGGAGCTAAAATGCGGTTGGTGATCCTCTCATGTGCCACAAATCTCCGTTTCAGAAATGTGACATCATTGAGCAGATTTTTAAATGCGTAATCAGATCCGTCCTTATTGTCAGGCGTGATCTTCATCTTATAATCTGCGAAGAAGTCTCTTAGTTTACAAAAATCAGCCACCCCATCCAATTCGGGTGAGAGAGCCAATATAAAATCATCTCCATAAATTGCCATACGTGTCAGTCTATTAAGTTCAGCTGGTTCCAATATAATTCCAGCTCTTTTCGACAAGTTATATAATGCTATTGTTAAATACATTTTGTTAACTAAAGAATTTAATTGCACCGTTATAGCTATACCCGAAGGTATGCCTTGGTGCTTTTTATACAATAAATTTTCTACAACTAAATTAGAGTGTATAAAGCTCTTAATTAGTGTTTTCCTGGCTATAGCATTCTCCCCTCTACTATCACCATGATTTAAATACCAGTGGTTAATCTCGTCCGCAACATCCTCCATAAGTTCCGGATCTAATTGACCATCAAATTTTGAATAATCCCCAGCTATCACTTTATTACCAAATGCTCCAATATAATTTTTCAACTCTGTCCAGTGATAACCAAATGCATTTATCCCTACTTTACAAGAAATCTTATCCATATTATGATACATTGCGTCTGTAAACGCACCAAATAACTCTCTACATAAAATATTAGCCTCCAAATCAACTGCATTAAATAATCTAATCTTTCCATCTGCAACTTTTTCTTCCGGTAAAATTTCATCCTTCATATTCTGACTTGTGTAATAAAATGGAATATCCCCTTGCTCAAGTAAACTTCGTGCATGTTCTATCCGAGATCTAAGAAAATCCCCCGCTTCAGTATTAGTAATCCTAATAGGCGTATTTTCCCAATCGTTTG